TCTCCCAGTTCAGTTGCAGATGGACCAAGGAGTCTTTGTGCTGGTCTGACACCACCACTCAAACTTTGAGGGCCCCCTGTTCCGCCACCAATACCACCACCGGCAGCAGTTTTCTTTTCTAATACCTTCTCAACAAATGTGTTGAAGGCAATCTTATTTCCTCTCTTCTTGAATCCCTCCTTTCTTTGGTCGGGCGTCAGTTTTTGACCGGCAAGAGTTCCCTCCGCAGTAAGTTCATCAACATACTGCGTGTATCGATCTCCAAAGAACTTACCGCCGTTAAGATTCATTCGCCTTTTGTTTCTCCCTTTCCTCTTCCAGGTGTTGTTTTAAGAGTTCAACATAAATGTCTCTTTCCCAAGGGATTAGATTTTCAATCTCTGTCAAGGAATATTTATGGTACTGAATCAAGGCAAAATTTATTCTATAATAACTCTCCAAATCCATATGGGAGAGTGCTATGCGAAAAAAGAGCTAAGTCCCTCCAGAACAACGGTTCCTTTCTTCTTAGTCTTCGGATTTGTTACCTTGATCTCATAAGATAATTTAGGCATCGTCGTGAAGAATGCCTCAATCTCCTGAAACTGTTTGGTATTCAGTTGATCAAGAAACTCAACGACCTCAGTCTTTGAACAATCAGAAGTTGTCCATGCCTCTTCATCAGTGTAGATGGTGTCAATGCAAGCAGCAATCATATCGAATGATTGCTCCATCTGAGATCCTTCAGTGCCAGTGTCAAAGTTTGCATTGACAAACTGATCAAGAGAAGGATATCTCATCTTCATCATGAGAGTATCATCAAGTTTGATCGTGTCTTTATGATCTTTGTTCTTCTGAACTTCAATCGCATTGACAGGGATCGTCACATCAACAGTGGTTTTGTTGTCGTCAGGACAAGTGACAGTAACTTCAACCTCTTCTCCAACAGACTTACCACGAATGTTCAAGAACAAGTATTCAATATCAAAGGTAGGAAGTTTCTCTACTTTGACACCTGTGGTTTTGATACAGGCTTTGAGAACTTCTTTGATTGCCTTGGTGATCTGCTTCGTGTCCTCTGTCTCCATTGCCAGGACAAGAAGTTTCTCTTCCCTCACCAAGAAAGGTCTATACTCAATCGTCTCCCCAGTAGAAGGGAGCACCAACTCGTAAGTTGGTGTAGAGATTTTGGGTAAAGGCATAACAACCTATAACAAGTCAGTGATTTTATTTATTAGTAAAGACTGAGAGAACTTTTAACAAGTGCTCTCTCTGCTTCGATTGCCTCAGCGATCTCTTGCTTCTCTGATTCTGTAAGTGACATTGCTCTTCGACCGTCAATAAGTGCCTTGTTTGCATCAGCGATATCAGACTTTTGTTCTGCGCCAGAGAAACTAGCAGCAAATCCAGACTCAAAGTTAACTGCTTCAGACGGGCTACCGAAAGGAATCTTCGGACCTTTCAGTGCAATCTTATCAGCGATGTTAAACGCCGTATTAGGATCAAAGAATGGCGAAGAAGGATTGTCATTGAGATCTGCTCCATTGAGTGCCTGATTAGATCCAACGGAACTCGCAGTAACCTCTCTAATGACTCCAGTTCTATCAGTAATATATCTCTCGTATGCAAACGTCACTGTGAATTCTAACACACTTGAAGCATCATATGAAACTCCAACAGAAGAAATATTTTGAGGGAATGCATTAATAAATTCATAGGTCATGGTTCCCAACTCTTCTTTTAAAACAGAGTCGTGATCCTTATTGAATTTGTAAATGTACAGAGAGGAGCGATAGTCATCTGGGAATGATGCTTTGAAATAACTATTTCCACCTCTAGGATTCTGTCCATTCAGTTGCATAATGAACTCCATCCAAAACTCAAACAGATATAACATCTGATAGTTGGAGTCAATGTAAAAAGTTAGATCAATTGTTCCATCAAACTGTCTAGCATAAGCGTGCTTCTGGGTGACACCATAAAAATCTTTTACATCATGTGTGGCAATAGATGATCCAGGAAGACTGGTTGCCTTACAAAGAACTCCTGCCTCGCTCAGGATATCTCTTGAGACCAGTCTTTTGCTTTGGACAAAAGAATTGACCTGTTCAGGCAAAACAACATGAGCACGGTACTGACTCGACTGAGCCAGGTTGCCGAACTTATTAATAAAGTCCTTTGTACTATATCTTGTACCAGGTATGTTCCCAGCCATCTAAATACCGTATGGTTCCCTATACTATGTATGAGTTATAAAGGAAGATTTATTCCAAGTAACACTCAAAAGTATAAGGGTGATTTTAAAAACATCATCTATAGGTCCCTTTGGGAACTAAAATTCATGAGATGGTGTGATCGTAATGAAAATATCCTTGAGTGGGGCAGTGAGGAATTCTGGATTCCATATAAGTCACCTTTAGATAATAGAGTGCATCGATACTTTCCAGACTTTTATATGAAGGTCAAGGAAAGCAACGGATCAATTAAACGTTATGTGATTGAAGTTAAACCAAAGAAGCAAACCATTCCGCCAGTTCAAGGCAAAAAGAAAAAGCAGACTTTCATTCGTGAGGCTGCTGAGTATGCTAAGAACCAGGCGAAGTGGAAAGCAGCACGTGAATTCTGTGAGGATCGATTACTTAATTTTAAGATAGTTACAGAAGATGAGTTAGGATTATGAACGACCCCGATGCAGATTTTTATTTTGACTTTAGTCCTGATGACATCTACTTGTTGTATCAATGTGTCTGCAAGCGTCTAGAAAAGTGGGAGGGTGGCCACCCACAAGAACAAGAAAACTTGTTCAAAATTAGAGACAATCTCTATAGATGCGTTCTACATTATAAGTTCAACTACATGGATGTAGATGAGTAGAATCACACCTCTGGTAGAAAAATACAAAGGGACGGGTGATCCTGACGACATCATGTTAGATGTGATTGATGCTCTCAGTGATACTGTAGAGGTCATTCCAGAACCAGGAAATTATTATACCTTTATCTACGCAGCAAAGACTCCTAACATTACATACGATACCTTTCCTTTGATCGCTGCATTTGATTATCATCCATCTGGATTCTATGGATTCAACTTTCATTGGAACCGCATGAGAAACTACACGTTTCAAGAGATAGTAGGACAAGTATATAAAGTCAATAGTGATGAACTTGATGATCTCAAGAGACTAAGTTATCAAAAGTTTGTTCTAAATAACTAAAAAACCTGTGGCAGATACTCTATCGTTACCACTACCTAAAAGCAAGTCAACGCCTCTCGTGAGTGAAAGGGCTTCGTTGTCTTATGACGTGAATGATCCTAACGCTACAAGGACTCTCACGGTAACAAAAGACGTAAAGAATAAAAGAGGCAGAACCACAAGCACAACCACATCAACATTCACTCAAGGTGCTGATGGACAGTTCCGTGATTCAAGTGGGACATTGTGGTCTGGAGAATATAGTGGAGAAGGTGGACAGATTCGTGCTGCCTTAGGAAAGAAAATAAACGATGCTAACTTATCTGACAAGACTCAGCAAGAGTGGGCAGACACTGGATCGGGCACAGGACTGAATAAGAATATCACACCCATCACTGGTGACGAGAACAAAGGTGGTGATGCACCAGCTGGTGATGCTGGTCCTGCACAAGCAACTGATGTTGCTCCTACAGGTCAACCAGTATCCAATCGTGGATATGATGATTTAAGATATCCCCTCACTCTCCTTGACAAAACTGACTTTATGAAAATTACCATGTTCAGATATGAACCTGGTAGATTTAGAACAGGAGAAGGAAGCAGAGCATCAGACAGAATAACCCAACCAATGGGAACTGTTATTCTTCCCATCCCTAATCAATTAGCAGATGGCAACAATGTTGGATGGGGTCAGAACTCCATGAATGGATTGCAGATGGCTGGTCTAAACGCTGCCAGTGGAGTAATGCAATCTGATAATCCTATCAAAGGAATGACTGATGCTGCCACGAGTGCGATCGAATCAGCGAAAGGAAACGCAGGACAACTTGGAAGTCTTGCTAGAACATTCTTACTGTCTCAACTTCCTGGTATTAATCAGAGCACTAACGAACTTCTTGCTAGAGGGCAAGGTGCTGTGCTCAACCCTAACCTTGAACTCTTGTTCAACGGACCATCTCTTAGATCGTTTACCTACAGTTTCCGTCTGTCAGGAAGAAACAGTAAAGAAACCATCATGATCAGAAAGATCATTCGTTTCTTCAAGCAAGGTATGTCAGTCAAAGAAGCCACTGGTGGTGGTCTGTTCCTTGCTACTCCCAATGTATTTGGAGTAGATTTCTTCAATGATAAAGGATTGCATCATCCCTTCTTAAATAGACTTAAGAAGTGTGCCCTTACTAGTTTCGCAGTGAACTATGTTCCTGACGGCACATACATGACTCTACCTGATTCTGCGATGACAACGTATGAACTTGCTTTGAGTTTCCAAGAACTCGATCCTATCTACGATTCTGACTACACCAAACTTGATAACGATCAAGACCTAGAAATTGGATTCTAATGTCTAACTACTTCCGCCGCCTACCAGACTTTGAATACATCTCCCGTCTCAATGACAGGACATCTAATAATGATTATGTAACTGTCAAAAATATCTTCCGACGTGCTCTGATCCGAGAAGATCTTTTTGATAACTTCTTGGCATTCACCAAGTATGAGATCATTGGAGATAAGAGACCTGACCAGGTTGCCTATGAAGTCTATGGAGACTCCGACCTTGATTGGGTTGTTCTTGCTGCTAACAACATTATCAATGTTAGAAACGAATGGCCTATGAGTCAGTTCCAGTTTGAAAAATATATTATTCAGAAGTATGGATCATTTGAAAACGCAAATGAAGTCAAGCATTACGAAACAATTGAAATCAAAGATTCCTCTGGCAAGGTTCACATCCCCAAGGGAAGAATTGTATCGTCAGATTTCACAACATCATTTACAGACAGTCTTACTAATGTGAACGTCACCTCTGATCCTGCTTCTCTCTCAGAGATCACATATTATGTGCATGAAGAAAGACTCCAGAATGAAAGACGTAACATCAACATTCTGAAGTCTAAGTATCTGCCTCGCGTTCTAGATGAAATCGAGACTCTTCTTGATTATGAACCTTCTACTGAATTCATTAGTCCGAAGTTGAAGAAGGCAAGCAATCCGAACTTTGGTTGATCACTCCTCAGCGAGTTTCTGGAAGTAACTCAGAGCGTCATCCTCATCTTCGCTGGAGGTTGTAGGAATACTGACCTCTTCGCGAACTTCGGGTGCCTTGGATTCAAACTTGGGAGTGAAAGAACCACGACCCTCGCTCTCATCCTCAAGTTCCTCGTCGTAGCGACGGGTGGCAGGTTTCTGACCGAGCACAGACTTGAGACGCTTGTCAAGATCCTCATAGGACTTGAAACTGGAAGGCGCAGTAAACTCTGCTAGAGAGTACTCTTTTTTCCAGATTGCTTCAAGTGCATCATCGTCATCCAGGAGAGGCTCAGCAGAGTCAAACTCTGACTTGTCATAATTCCAGTAGCCATCCACCTTGCGAATCTTGAGTTTAAAGTTTGCTCCTGCCCAGAAGTCAAAGGGGTTGATAGGTGATTCATCTTCAAACTCCGGTTGCATTGCGGCTGTGATCTTGTCGAAGATCTTCTTGCCAAACTTGAACAAGAATACTTGACCTTCGTTGTGGGGGTTGACGGGATCCTTAACAACATAGATGTTGCTGTAGTAAGAGAGTTTACGCTTCTGCTTACGGACAGTCTCCTTGTCCTTGTCGCTACCACTGTTCCACAGTTCGCGATTGTATTCAGAGACGGGATCCTTCTGACCAACAGTGGTCAGAGAGTTTTCGATGTACCAACCACCAGGTCCTTGGAAAGCGTGAGAATAGATCTTCGCCCAAGGCAGGTCCTCACCATCAGGTGCGGGGAGGAATCGGATCACGGCAAAACCATTACCGGACTTATCCAGTTCAGGTTTCCAGAGTCGTTCGTCAGCACCACCACTCTTGGTGGCACTCGTCTTCTCAATCTCCTTCACCAGTTTAGAGGTGAGGGAACCAAGAGAGGACTGTTTTTTAAGGGAAGAAAAGGACATTAGATTTGGCTTGTGTTTGAGATTTGGCTTGTGTGTACTCCGTTATTGTAAGGGATTCAGATCCCTTTGTCAATCTGTTTTTTCATGACGTTGATCATCTTTTCCATATTGGTGAAGATGACTGACATGTCCACGTTAGGTGGCATACCCATCATGACAGCTGACTTAGTGATATTTTCTTTCATCTGAACTGCTTCAGGATCATCTGACAGACTCAGACGAGTGTAGAGGATCCTTTGCTTTTCAAGCAAACGAACAAGAAGATCAACGTGCTCAGACTTCTCCTGTTGGTTCATCTGAGGAAAGCGAAAGACGCTTTCATAGATCTCTTCTTGCAGTTCTGTAATTTCGGTCATCTCTGCACGGACAACCTCTGAGTCAAAGAAACTCATTCTTCTTCGGATTCCTCCTCGGGTTCAGATTCCAGCGAGTTTGCCTCTTCAATTTGCTCCAGTGCATCGATAGCACCGATTACTTTAAGATAGGTGTTACGCAGATTATCCATCTGCTTTTCAATTTCAACCTGTTGATTCCTGAGATTTTCAAGAACGGTAGCATTATCAAGAGCCATGGACGATAACCTCCTTAAGAATTTTTTTGTAACGGAATACGTCAATATTTAGAAAGGGAGAATACTTGTTCATACGCATAGAGACGAAATTCCATACGGGATCCCGTAATTTTTTGTCAAAGTGAGACTTGTATCCAAGTATTCTATCCAAGATGATCAGCGTTTCCAAAGAGATTTTCTTTTGGAAGTGCTCCTTTAGAATCTTAGGATGTTGATTATCAACAACCTCGAAGTAACTGTCAAAGTCACCTCTAGTGAGGACAGATTCTACTTCCTCTTTGAAGAGATATGACATGGACTGCATTCTCTTCTGCCATTGGCGAAACTTACCGTCGCCTTCACGAATTATATCACCAATCCAGAGAGTTTGGGGATCGTCACATGAAACAAAGTTCGCTACAAAGAAATCCTCAATCTCTCTATCAGGGTGTGCTCTCGACATCTTCTCAAAGAAGTATCGATCCTTGCGTTTGTAGAATGAATTCAAAGTGGCACGAGACCTACCACAATACTTGTGGTAATCATACTTGTCCTTGGTGAAGTGTTGCTTCATCGCAAGGTAAGTCTTATAGCACTCAAACGGCATCACGTTTTAATTGAATAATAATTCTGTTGTTTTCAAAGTCGGCTTTGAAATCAAGTGGTTCATCATGAGGCCACATCAACTCTTCATAAAGAGCATTCAGTTTGCTCATGTCTTCATATAGATCAGATTCACCGCTCATAATGGCAACTTCGCTCGCGAACTTCTTTTGAGGAAATTGAGTTCCATGGCATTAAACTTGAGTTTCTCCTTGAGAGGTTTAGAGAGTAGTTTCGGTACTGTTTCTAACTCAATCTTATTCTCTTCGCAATACACAATGATTGCTTCGATGTAATTGATGTCATCACTTTGTGAGACGATCTTCTCAATATCTTGAGCGAACTTAGAAGGACATAAAAACTTTTTCTCTAGAACCTCATTGAGTTCTTTATCCATTAGAAATACTGTGGGTGACAAATTCTTTAATGTAGCGAACTAATAATTTAATATACTCGTCTTTGTTGCGTTTGTCAAATACTTTCACCTCACCACCTGGTGTCACCATCAGTGTGATGAGTTTCTTCACAGGAATACCTGTGAGTTCATAGTACATACAAGCATATGCAGTTTCCTGTACGAAGTAGTTTTCAAGCCACTTCTCAGGTTTGATCTTCTCAGATGTTTTGAAGTCAATGACTGCTAGTTCGCCCTCATACTCAGCAATACAATCCACTCGACCCGCAAGACCCAGGTACTCTGAATACAGAGTCCTTTCGATTGCATGAATATTTTGAATCTTGTCTAAGTATGGTTTGGCATGGTGGAACATATATTGAGTGGCAGGAAGAAAGTTCTTCCAATCCAACTCTTCATTCATGAGGTACGCTTGCGCCGCCTCATGAAAATCTGTACCACGTGCGGTTGCCTTCTTCGTAATTCTGTTAGCTTTCTCTTCTCCAACTCGCTTTCGCCATTCAATAAAAATTTGGCGGTTATAGAAAGAAGTGACAGAAGTAATAGAAGGAACCCAGTCTCCATTCGGGACTTGATAGAGTCTACAACCTGGTGTTTCTTTTTTCTCAAGTTCAATGTCACCTAGAAAATTATGATGAGTGAATGTCATATCATACCAAGAGAGTTCTTAGCGAGAATGTACTCTTTGACAAGTCCGGAACGAACGATGTCCTCAAGTTCAAATTCTACAACAGCGAATGATTCCATTCTAGTAATGATCTTAATGAAATCGGAGATTCCATTACGCTCATTGTTGTTTCTCAGGTCTGACTGAACGCCATCCCCACAGAACATGATCTTGGAGTTCTCACCAACACGTGTGATTATACTATCAAGTTCGTGGAAGTTCAAGTTTTGACACTCGTCCACTATGACAATGGCATTGTCAAGTGTTGTTCCACGAATGAATGAGGTAGACCAGAATGAAATGGTCTCCTGTGTTTTTAGATTACCATACAGCATTTCAAAGTCTGCATCAGTAGGCATCTCGAACATGTACTTAACCATGTTCTTGTATGGAATTTGATACAGAGAGGACTTATCCTCATGATCTCCGGGGAGGAATCCAATCTCTCGTGTCGCCACCAGAGATCGAACAATGTAGATCTTTTCGTATGGATTATCGTCACTCAGGACTTGCTTTAAAGCTTTGTAGAGTGCGATAAATGTTTTGCCTGTGCCTGCACAACCGTAAGCGAAGAGGTGTTTGTTGGCATCATATTCTTCAAAAAATTTCTCTTGATTCTTTGTAAGTGGTTCAATGTCCACCAAGAGATCCGCATTGATTGGTTTCTTTCGGCGCATTTGCTTTGCCGTCAGTCCAACTCCAATGGGGTCGTCCTTCTTTCTTCTCGGCATACTAGGTAATCTTCTTTACTTTAGAACCAGGTGCTTTGGATGCTTTGTCTAGAACCTCGTTCCAGCCTGGATTTCTGGAAACAAGTTTGTTCCTCCAATCACCGACCTCTGTGGCCATAGGAGCAGTAGATGGATCTGACCAATCACGGATCCACCCTGGGTTGTCTTCCAACCACTGATCCCAAACAGTGAAACTCATTTTCACTTCTTTTTGTTCACCAGTTTCTGTATTGATGACTGGATATGTAGGCATGATAAGAAATGTGTACGGTGTATTTAGACCCAACCCAGGGCCTCTGAGACCACTGGAAACTCTTTGCGGAAGATGGTCTTACAATCTTCTGCAATATCCATGTGCTCCTTCTGTGTACCGTTAGCAGCACGCAAGGAGATGTAATGAACCCATGACCGAACTGATCCTGTCATGTAAATTTTTGTGGGCGTTGCTAAAGGGAGTACAAAACGAGCACACTCCTTTGCGATCGATGCATCAAGCATTTCTTTGTAGAGTTTCATTCCCTCTTCAAAGTGCTTTTGCATTTTGATCTGAAACTCTTGACGGACAAACGGGTCAATATCATCAATAGAATTCTGACGATTCTTGGTGTCTTGTCTGCGTAGTTCAGGTAGAGGGATCTCCTCCGCGAGTAGGGAAGAATCAGCATAGCGTTGGGAGAACTCTTGATATGTGAACGAACGGTGCCTCAGGATTTGAGCCGCGATACCTCTGGTGGTATTGATCTCAAGCGTCATGTGTGCCTGCTCAAAGACGCTCCAGTGCCCGTGTTTAATGCAATAGGAGAGAAGTCCTGCAACCTTAGGATTCTCCTGGTTAGCAGGGTTACTGACCCGTGCTACATACCCCATTGTCTTCTCCGCATCCGGAGTCACACTGATCAGTTGAACTCTGCTCATTTCGTTTAATAATCCTTTTCATGAGTTTAGCATATTCCACATCCTCTGCAGTGTACCACTCGGGATGTTTCTTATACCGTTTAATAATTTTCTTTGCTGCTTTTTTGTCAGTTAGCTCCTTCATGGTAGTAGGCGAGAAAGTATTTGACGATGCCATTACTGTTCACGTTGCCCTGCGATACCCAATCGTGAGCACATTCATATATTTTCTGGTTTGAGTATTTAGGTTCGCCAGTAGGTAATAACTCACTACCAAACTTCATCAACAATACCTGAAGGACGTGCTCCCTCAGTTTCATCTTCTCGTCTGAATAACGCCAATCAGTCAGGGTATCCATCGTCATCGTTGAAAACTTCGTCGTAGCTTGAGGGTGGTGATGAAAAACTCTGGGAGTGATCTACATATGCGTCCTTGTCCGAAAAGACTTCAGACTCTAACGCATCTACCAAGAGTTTGAGATTGCGAACAATTAGTTTGAGTTTGTCTCTTTCCATAGAAGATCCACGCTTCTACAATTATAGACAAAAAAAGGAGGGGCGTCAACCCCTCCCAGTGTTAGTACACGTGATTCACTTTTGGTAAACGTGTCCGCGATAGCAGAATGTACCGTGGACATCTTTACGCTCTGCACAATTTACATTGTACTCAACACCACGATAAGCGGTGTGATTGATCTGTGCGTCGTGCAGTGCAGATGCTTTGTTGATCTGCTTACGAATGAGATTTAAGGTGTTCATGATTGACTCCTAAAGTAGTTGGATTTTTAGGCCCGTTCCTTTAGTCGTTTGCGTCCCAATAATGACTACACTCAGGTACAGATTCCTTTACGGTCTCTACCAGTTCTACCACAATTTTAGGTGATAGTTCTGATTTGTTTGCTTTGATTCTGAGCATTAATGCATCAGCATCAGCGCACATCATACCAGAGTATAAAAGTAATTCAATCATGGGATGAACGCTCCGTTCCGCGACTTACTTGCGTCCCCTAGGGGATGAACGACAGGTCCATTATAGACCTCATGCCTTATTTAGTCAAGTACCTTTGTATAATGTGTTACACAAACATTCCTTTCTGGTTCATGAAGTTCATGGTCTCTTTCAAAGTACCTCTGAACATACCGATAGAGATCATGGGATACTCTACCTCATCACCAAACTCATCTCTGAACTGTCCTTCAGTAAAGTGCTTACCTTTCTCATACACAACAACTTCTTCAAGATGAACTGCTTTCAAAAGAGATGCTGCTCTCTCGCACTCTTGACTACCATTAGAATAAATTGATACTTGCATCAGTCTCTTTGCCTCCAG